TACCCGATAAGGGTGACGCCCAGGATTACATACTAGACGAGTTTCATTCTAAAACAATTAGTGGTGATGCTGATTGGCCTACGGTAGTTCTTGAACTAATACGATTCCTACGTAGTGTGTACTACATTACTGTAGAAGATGAGGACCGCATTGATAAGGCTATGGATGAAATCATGAACGATAAACTGAAACCTCATAATGTCTTATGAAGACGAAGCAACATTCTGAAATTCAGTTTCATTGGATTGAAACTAGACACGATAAGATAAAACAACTTATTACTGATGTCTTATTAGAACTTCATGTAGATAAAGATCTTTGGGAAAGAGTATAATAGTAATGAATATTGATACCTACCAACAGTTTACTCCATCAACTGCAATCTATAAAAATGCCGGTACCAAGTCCAAACTAGAAGCGATGTACCTAGGGCTTGGCCTTAACGGTGAAGCAGGGGAGGTAGCAGAGATAATCAAGAAGTGGTACCGTGATTCGACTCTAGATAAAGATAAGCTAGAGCTAGAAATTGGTGATGTACTATGGTATATATCTCAGCTTGCTAATTGTTTTGATCTTGATCTTCCTAAAGTACTTATTAGGAATCGAGATAAGTTAGTAGACAGACAGAATCGTAGTAAGTTGCAAGGTAGTGGAGATAACCGATGAGTGACTTTAAAGAACTAGTCTTGGGTGGTAGTAGACTAAGACTTACTAATAAGCGAGCCTGTCTTGATGCAGATACTAAATTTAAGAATCCTACATATCTTGATATCAGTCCAGACGAAGGAGTAGATGTAGTATGGGATCTTAATAATCATCCGTTACCCTTTGAAGATAACACTTTTGATGAGATTTATGCTTACAATATTCTAGAGTATCTAGCATCACAAGGAAACACTACGTTCTTCTACGAGGAATTTGATGAATACCATAGGATTATTAAGCCTAATGGTATTCTGCACATTATAGTGCCAGAGATTAATAAACCTGCTGCATGGGCAGACCCAGGTATTACTAGAGTATTACCACCGAGTGTGTTTAAGTTTTTAGAGAAGACTTGGAAGTTAGTAATTAGTCGCTCTATTGGGGAACACATGTACATTAAATTACAGGCTATCTAATTATGTATAATCCAGACATCACTCCAGAACAACTATGTAAACTATGGGATGAAGAAGATTTATCTAAGGATAAGATCTTTATTGGTATCCCTACTGCAGGACAACCAAAACTTCAGTGTATTGATAGTGTATTACAGTTACAGAAGTATCTTCTTAAGAAGAACTTTGCAGTAATCCATAAGTTCTATAATACTTCTATGTTATCAAGTAACCGTTGGGAGATTATCGCTGAGTCACTTGCTTCACAAGCAGACTATACGTTGTGGGTAGATGATGATATGCTGTTTCCTCCCAAAGCATTCGACCACCTATACACTGCAGTAAAGAAGGGCTGTGAGATTGTAGGTTGTAACTATCCTACTCGTGGGTTTCCTCACTACTTTACTGGTCGTCACCGTGACCGTGGAGACCGAGTAGCTACTACCCTATTAACTACTGGATTAGTTCAAGTAGACTTCATTGGTCTTGGACTCTGTTTGATGCAAACAAAGATACTAGAAGATTTACCATACCCCATGTTCCGTATGGATGAGCGGTATGGTGAAGATGCGTTCTTCTTTGACAAGATGTACGAGCTAAAAGGAGTACGCCCTTACATTAGTCACGATGCAAGCAAACACGTAGGACACATTGCTGAGAAGATTATTACCTACGCAGAAGGTAGAGCTAATGACAAAACTAATTTAATCATGCGTCAACCTACAATTGAAGAGATGTTCGGTGAGCTACAGCATGTAGACGATTTTAATGAGTTCGATGAACTAAAGCATATTCGTGTTAATAAGGAATAACTATGTCTCTACCTGATTTACCAACTGATTTCCAAAAGTACATTTACAAGTCTCGTTACGCACGATGGCTTGATAGTGAGAAGCGTCGTGAGTACTGGCACGAGACTGTGCGTAGGTACTGCCAGTTCTGGGAAGATAAATATCCCTGGCTGGCAGAGCTAGACGATTGGCATGAGGCAGAGCAAGCTATCCTGAACCTAGAGGTAATGCCCTCTATGCGGGCTCTGATGACTGCAGGAGAGGCTTTAGACCGTGATAACCTAGCTGGATACAACTGTGCGTACATCGCTGCTGATACACCAAAGGCGTTTGACGAAGCTGTGTACGTACTTATGTGTGGTACTGGTCTAGGGTACAGTGTTGAACGCCAGTTCATTAACCAACTACCAGAGGTTCCTAAGCAAAATGACACAGACACAGTTATTAACGTCAAAGATTCTAAAATCGGTTGGGCTGCAGCCTACCGAGAGCTTGTTAGCTTACTGTACGCTGGTCAAGTCCCAAAGTGGGACATGTCTAAGATTCGCCCCGCAGGAGCGCGACTCAAAACGTTTGGAGGAAGGGCATCTGGGCCGAAACCACTTGACGATCTATTCCGATTTACTGTAGGTGTATTTGCTAAGGCACAAGGACGTAAACTTACCAGTGTTGAAGTACACGACCTATTCTGTAAAATTGCAGACATCGTAGTAGTAGGTGGAGTACGACGTAGCGCATTAATTAGTCTTAGTAACTTGACTGATGAAAGAATGCGTCATGCTAAGTCTGGCTCCTGGTGGGTAGAGAATCCACACCGTGCTCTTGCTAACAACTCTGTATGCTACACAGAGAAGCCCGACATTGGTATCTTTATTCGTGAGTGGCTTGCTCTGTACGATAGTAAGAGTGGTGAGCGTGGCGTGTTCTCACGGGATGCAGCGAAGAAGCACTTGAAGAAGAACGTACCTTGGCGTGATCCTAACCATGAGTGGGGATGTAATCCCTGTTCTGAAATCCTTCTACGGCCAGCAGAGTGTTGTAATCTTAGTGAGGTAGTAATTCGTACTGAAGATAACTTCACAACTCTAAAGCGTAAGATCAAGATTGCTACTATCTTTGGTACACTCCAATCTACTCTTACTAACATTAGATATGTACGTCCTATCTGGAAGAAGAACATGGAGGAGGAGCGGTTACTGGGTGTTAGCTTGACAGGCATCATGGACCATTACATACTGAGTGATGACCAGTTCCAATTCTCCCGTGACCTAGCTGAGAACTTTGGTATTGATATATCAGAGATACCGTTAGGCAGTGCATATGGATTACCCCATTTATTGACAGACCTTAAGAAGTATGCAAGAACTATTAACGAAGATTGGGCTGGCAAGCTCGGTATTAATGTATCTGCTGCTATTACTTGCGTTAATGAATAGCGCCTTTACACAGTAATGTGTATAGCAAACCCCGTTAATTGCTGGAAGGCTAATATCTTGAATATAAAGGTTATGCTAATCAGCAGCCAAGCCTGTGTTATAATATACAGGAAGGTTCAACGACTATCCAGAAATGGAGTACGGCCAAGTGGCTGGAAATGCGGGGCATCCTACGGGATGGTGATATAGTCTGGTCTTATAGGAAACTATAAGTAGTGAGCAATATATATGGCATACCTATATAAAATAACCAATACCATTAACTCTAAGTATTATATTGGTATAACAAAGACTAGTATTAGGCAGCGTTGGAATAGTCATAAATTCTACGCTAAGACTAGGAATGGTTACTTGTATAACGCCATGCGTAAGTATGGATACGACGTATTTGTAGTTGAGATTCTTGTTGAAGGTTCTTGGAGATACGTACAAGAACTTGAGAGATCCTACATAGCTACGTATAATCCAGAATACAATATTGCGCCCGGTGGTGAAGGTGGTTTTACGATAGTTGATGTAGACACCTGGAAACGTAAGCTTTCTGCTACTAGAATCGCGCAAGGTAATAAACCTTTTCTTGGTAAAACACATACAGAAGAAACCAAGAATAAATGTCGCGAGGCAGCAAAAGCTCGTTGGGCCACACAACAGGCACGGATTAACGCTCCGTGTCGAACATAAACGTAAGCCCAGTGGTACTGTTAGTCAGCTTGTTAATTCTAGCAGTGGTATTCATCCTCGGTTTAGCCAATATTATATTCGTACAGTTCGGGTGGATAAGAAAGACCCACTCTACCACTACATGAAGAGCGCAGGATTTCCAGTAGAGGACGAAGTACTACATCCAGAAAGTACTGCTGTATTTAGTTTCCCAATTAAATCTCCAGATGGGTCTGTTCTAGTAAAAGATAGAACAGCAATTGAACAATTAGAATTATGGAAGGTATATGCAGAGCATTGGTGTGAACATAAACCTAGCGTGACCGTGTATGTTAAAGAAGACGAATGGTTGGAGGTCGGTGCGTGGTGTTATAAGAACTTTGATATTCTCAGTGGGGTGTCGTTTCTTCCACATAGTGGGCACACATACCAACAAGCTCCCTACCAAGAGTGTACTGAGGAAGATTATCTTAAGGCTCTATCACAGATGCCTAGTGAGATCGATTGGACAAGACTTAGTGAATTTGAATCAGAAGATACAACGAGTGTCCAACCTGAACTAAGTTGTAGTGCTGGAGCATGTGAGTTATGAACTTTACTTACATGGAATGGATTTATATTGTCACGTATAGCATGGCCTGAATTATTAACTGTTCCAGTTAATTTGTGGAACGTAACGGATGTGTTATACTTTTATCGACATGGGGCGGGGTGTTCTGTGACTTACGAGCAGGTTGCTGGCACTCGTAAGCAAAACGGTAGCACTACTAGTAAGGCTGCTAAAGCTGAGAAGGGCGGACTTCCCTTCTCGTCCCTCCTACAAACATGATCTCCTATAGCTCAATGGTAGAGCACTTGCCTTATAAGCGAGCGATTCAGGTTCAACTCCTGATAGGAGGACCACATGAAACATGAATGGGTATTCATAGCACTTGGTGCTATAACTAATTTAATACTAATTGTTAATGTAGTGCATCATTGGTAATTATATGACAAATCATATTGATAAAATTCTTAATGATATTATTGAACGAGAAGGTGGTTTTGTAAACCACCCTGCAGATAAGGGTGGTCCTACTAAGTATGGAATTACTACTCCAACTCTTATGCATTACTGGACCTATAAGTATAACCGATCTGATACTCCTACTATTGAAGATATAAAGAATCTAACTGAAACAGAAGCTAGAGATATTTATCTTGCAATGTACATTGAATCTCCTGCATTTGATGTGCTACCTTCAATAGCTATGCAAGAAGCGATCATTGACGCAGGTATTAATCATGGTATTGGAACGGCAACTAAATTTCTACAGTACGCACTAAATGCATTAGGAGAACATCTAACTGTTGATGGGGTTATTGGACCCAAGACACTTGCTGCAGCTAATAAGTATCCATCAGATCTAATTACTACTTTGATGCTAGCAGAGCGTGCTAAGTTTTATGGGAATATTCTTAAGAACCAGCGCACTCAACTAGTGTTTGCAGCAGGATGGTTTAACCGATTTGGTGACGTACTGGAGACTTACGCATGGAGTTCATTCGGAAAACTCCCGAAGAAGTAATCAAAGAAATTACTAATACCGTAACAAAGCTGACGGTATTATATAATCCCTTTCTTAATGCAATGGTATATACAGTATCTTGTAATATCCTTGGTGCTGACGGAGGTAATTATCCGTACCTTGGGGAAATATATAGAACTGGTAATATAGTAGTGTCTAGTATAGAAGACAAAAGAATTTATGAAGACTGTTTAAGTGTTATGATACGTCGTATCGTACTAGACTATAAAGACCCTCAGTACAAAGAGAGATTCAGCCGTGTCGTGTACAGTAAAGCAGTTAAAAAATCCCCAGAACTACTACTAAAAGAAATCTTACGCAGTATAAACTTTCAGAAAATTGATGGCATCACATATGATACGTACACATTAACTACTTCTTTACTATCTTATCAAGGTCAGCCTATGACAATTGCAGTAAAGTACACGTTAGATAAAACAGGAGTAATAAAGTTAACTATAGATTCATTACGATCCTATTTAATTGTCCTACTTATGCGCAAGATATATACGATATATACAACATCTAATCATGGATACACTCCAGCGGTACTAATATATGAAGACGACTACGAATCTGACCAATCCTAGTGACCAGTGGGAAACCCCTGAAGATTTATTTGATGCTATTAATAATGAGTATGGTTTTACTTTAGATGCCGCAGCTACTGCATGGAATAATAAACTTAGTAACTTTTATAATGAATTAAATAATTCCTTAGTACAAGATTGGATAGGTACTGTATGGTTGAATCCTCCCTATAGTCGTGGTAACATCAACGCCTTTATGCGTAAAGCTCTAAATGAATTTAAGAATGGTAATGC